CTCTGGCAGTGCCGGCAGAGGATGCCCCGGAGCACCTTCTCCCGCCACACCTCGCGGGCGGTCTTGAGGCCTCCGAAGGCTTTCTTGATGTGGATGATGGTGTCCGTGCTCATGGGTTATTTCCACGGTGGCGCGAAACCCAGTGCCTGCCCGACCGTCTGCCCAGGATACGCTGAACGCCACTCCTTGGGTACCCCGAGGTCGTCATTGACGGGCCGGCCGGTCAGCACCTGGCGCGCGATGCGGTCGACGTACTCAATCTTGCGGCGAGCGCCGTCCTGTAAGCTGCCCTTGGGGTACGAGGAGTCGAGCCAGGCGGCGAACGACTCGGCCCAGTCCTCGTCCGGGTGGCGCTGGCCGTAGCCAGCCCCGCTGTCGAGCACGTACTCGATGTGGTTGGGGCTGTGCTCCATGTAGGGCCAGGGACGCTCCGGGTAGGGCGCCCGGAAGTTCCCGAACACCTCGGTCCAGTCCCGCCGCTTCCATAGCTCGAAGGCATACCCGATCGCGTGGCCGACTTCGTGGCGCACGCCGCGCACCACGTCGAACCACGTCAACGGATACCGCGGCTGAGCCGCTTGGAACAGCTCCTCGGTGGCGAGGAACCAGGGCAGGTTGATCGTAATGGCCCGGTCGGCGCACCAGAACCCGGCATCCCCAAGGGCGAATAGGGGCTGGTAGTGCGCGATGCCTCGGCCTCGCAGCTCCCCCCGCACCTGGTCGAGGATCTGCTTGAGCTCGCCGGTGGGCACAAGGTTTAGCCGAGCTACTGGCGTGTCGAGCAGTGCCGGCGGGAGGTCGAGCCCAAAGGGCGGCGGGTCGTGCTCGCCGTACACTCTCGCGATACGCGCCCAGGTCGCAGGTCCGCGCAAGCATATGGCCTTATTGTCGATCACCAAGTCAAAGCTGAACTTTCCCGCGCTCCCGTCGTCGATCGCGTCGAACACTCCTGGAATCTCCCGGTTCACAAAGGCCAGCATCTCGTGGTAGCGGGCGAGGTTCAGCGCCCGCGACTCAAGCCACTGCTGACGGTGCACCTGCACTACCCCGGCGCGAACCAGCGGGTCTAGCGTGGGGTCGTAGAGCAAGGCTCGGCTGGCCCGGCTCGACCAGAGCACGAGCATGTGGCCGGCCGCCTTCAGAGTGACGATGGCCTCCTTGGCGCCGTCGATCCACTCGAGGGGGGTCATAATGTCGGAGTAGGGGCGAGCCTGGCTGACCAGGGTGCCGTCAAAGTCGCAGGCGATCCGCACCGGCTTATCTTCCTTCGTTCAGCTCGCCCAGTGACCGCGCCGCGAGGTCTGGCGGAGACGGCTCTTTCCCGATCTCCGCCAGCTCGGCCCGAGGGCTGTCGATGTGGAAGTCGGCTGCGATCTGGCGCGTGGCCGTGACTCCAGAGATGAGCCGCGCCGCCCGGGCGTTCACCGTCGCCTGCACGGTCTGGGCGGTATCCTGTGGCGTAGGCCGGTCGAACGGCGGCCACACAAGCGATAATTGCACGCCTTGCACGTTGCCGAGCTTGTGGGCCACGAGCTGGCCGTCGTCCACCTTGGGCGGGACCGCGATTGCGCTCTTGACGGTAGTGCCGGGCGGGATCGGGGTGCCGGAGGCGTCCACCTCGGACGCGCCAGCCGGGCGGCCCGCCTCGAGCTGGCGGGAGACCCGGATCAGCTTTCCCATGAGTGGGACGGCGCCGCGGGCGCCGTACTGCGTTCTCAGCCGCGAAGCCTTGGCGAACATGGCCGCGGCGCGCTTCGTCACCTCGGTGGCGGTCATGCTGGAGCGGTTTGTCTGGCGCTGGTCGGGCAGGACGCATTCGCAGATCTGCAGCGCCTTGTCCTCGAGCCGGTCCGACTCCTTCGCCGCGGCTTCGGTGGCGGTGCCGCTGGTCTCGGCAAACGTGAGGGTTCCGCCTTTCTCGAGCTTGACCGCGCGCTTACTGCCCGTGGCGACCGACTGCAGGTTGCCATCGCTCGCCACCACTGGCGTGGGGTCCGCGTTCCTGATGGCGCCGCCGTGGATCTGGCTATCGAGCTCGCCGATGCGGTCAAAGTAATCATATGCGCCGAGGCAATCCGGATCGCCGTCGATAGCTCCCGCCACCTCGAGGTTGGTTAGCCACTGATAGGGCACAAACCCGAAGTTGTGATCATAGCTCTGGTCGACCGTGCTCGGATCGTCCCACTTGGGCTCGAGCGAGCCGTCGCCCACCGGCACTGGCTTCCACAGACAGTCTGTCGTCCGGTCGATCACCCGCAGGTACCAGAACTTTTCCTCCCGCCACTGCCCGGTCACCGGATCCCTGACATCCATCGGATACATGTACCGCACCTCGAGCTTCACGAGCTCGCGGGGGTCCTTTGGGTTGAAAGTCGGGAAGCACCAGCGGGCATCGAGGTCCTCGAAGACGACTCGGCTATCGACGAGCTTGAAGCCGGGCACGGCCGTGCCGATCGCGCCCCCCATGTCCCGGGCGTGCATCATCATCGCCCACAGGCCGTAGGAGTCCGACACCGCCTGTACCCACGCCTCGGTGTCGGGATCGCCGGGGACCTTCCACGTGGGGTCCTGCGCCTCGCTATAGAGCAGGCCGGTGAAGCGCGAGACAACTAGCTTGCATAGGTGGCAAGGGACGCTGGGCCGGCGGTACCGCAGGGGCAGCGGCTCAAGCTGGCCCGACTCATCCGTGAAGCCGGGTGGAAGAGAGGTTTGGGTGACGATGCTAGCCCTGGCCATCGTGTCGACATGCGGGCTGCCGTCCCACGCGGTGGCGCAATCCTCGTGCTGCTGGGTGCGGAAGTACGCATACAGCCTGTTAAGCTCGAGCTGGCGCGGGGAGAGCCCGAGCCGCTTGAGCCTCTCGTTGACGAGCTTCATGTCGGCCGAGGCGCCGATCACTTGGTTGCTGGTGTTGATGTCTCGGGTCACACCGCTGGACATGGGTTAATCCTCTCACTTGGTTGCTGGTGTTGATGTCTCGGGTCACCAATTCGAAAGTCTCAGGTTGATCGAACCGACTTCTGGCTTCGGGGCTTCGTGGCCCAGCCGCTCGCCCTCGCTCGCAATCCAGCTCGCCATGAGCCGGTCGCCAGTGTGGGCCTGCGGGCTGTACCCGAGCACCTCGTCCAGCCACACCTGCACCTCCGGGTGGCACGCTCCCGAGCGGTTCGGGATAATCCACTTTCCCGCGGCGAACTGGGCGCTCATCGCCTCCACGCCGAACGTCGGGTCTACCTTGTTGCGCCCGGTTGTGAACGGGACGATGGGAATTGCGGTCTTGTTCTGGAGAATCTGAACCAGAAATTGCTGGGCAGCCACGTTCTCGATTACGAAGATGCAATGGAACCGCTCATACAGGTCCACGACCTTGGCCATGATGTCGGTGGCGACCCAGCGACCCGACTCGACCCACAGCACTTCGCGGTCGCCGTTCGGGTGGACGAAAATCACGAAGAACACCGTCAGGTCGTTGTTTGCCTTCAGCCCCACGCCGAGGTCGACGCCACAGTAGACCTTGCAGCCAGGCGGCACCGCCCGCAGCGCGTACACCATGCTTTTGCCTTCGCCGCGGGCTTTGCATGCGTCGAGCCATTCGTGCTTGAATCGAGAAGTCGAGTCGTCGGTGGCCTGGCACATGAGCTGAGACTGAAACTCGATGGGGCCGATCTCCTGGCGGCGTTTCTCGATGCGCGCGAGAGACCACACCTCGGGCCAAGCGCTCTGGCCGTCCTTCGACAAGATCGGGTACTTGAACGCGCGCCATCGCGGGTTGCGCGCCATCGTGTGTAGCAGGTCTTGCGGATGGAATGCGTTGCCGATCGCGAGAATGCGCCCGCGTGCGGTCATGCGGCCCGGAATTGTCTTGAGGTACCAGTCGAGCACGCCGGCCCGCATGTATTCGGTGCGGGTGTTCTCTCGATTCAATATGTCGTCCAAGATCGCCTCGTCGATGCGCGCGCCCTGCGTGTTGCATTCGACCCCCAGCGTGTTGACCGACGGATCTTTCGACATCGTCTCCCGCTGGACCGTAAGCTGCTCGCTGTTCCATGGCATCGACGGGTCTGGCACTAAATCGGGAAACACCTCGTGCAATGCCTCACTCGACTCGATGTATCGGCCGATCAGGTTGGCGATCTTGGTCGCCATGGTCGACGTGTTGCTGACGATCGCGAAACGCAGCGTCGGGTCGCGCCCCAGCTTGTAGAGCGTTCGAGCCACGCTGAGGCTCAGGGTCTTCCCCGACTCGACGAAGGCCCACAGCACCAGCCGATCGTACTTCTCCGCAATCTGAAACCATCGATAATGCAGGGGTGCCAGGTCGATGGTTCTACCGGTCTCCTCGTTTCGCATCACGTACTGGACGAACGCGCGGAAGTCCGATCGGGCCGCCGCGCACAACTTGGCTTCGGCGTGGCGCCGAGTGAAGTCTAGGACCTCGAGGTCTTTGCGTGCGACGACGGCGGGCATCAAGAGCCTCGTCGAATCATCCCCGCATTAGGTCCCGTTGTAGTCGGCACGCCTGGCTGTGGTGTCGGCGCCTGCCCAGACATCGCCCCCATTGAGGCACCGTGGGGAGTCGGAGCCTCTGAGGTGCTTGGCTCGGGCAATTCCTGAGCGCTCACATCGATCTCGCTAAACGCCTGCGGAGCCGTGGATGGAGCTGCATCGTGATCAAGGATCTGTTTCGCTATTCGAGCGGCTCTCAGGAATCGCTGGGCCATCTCCTCAGCCGATAGCGTCTCCTGGCGGGTCTCGGTCGTCAGAGGTCCGCCGCCTTCTCCCATCACTTCGAGCTGCTGGCGCGCCTTGCCCGCCATCTGCTCGATCAGCATCTTGCGATCCATCGCGCCCTTGGAGCCAGGCATGATCGCAGACGTGTAGGCGGCCAAGAGCACGCGGTCGAATCGCGTTTCTGTGCTCTTCGTGCCTGGGTTCGCTGTGGCATTGAGGTACGCTGAGATCCGCGACAGCGCGCTTTTCCAGCGGTTCGTTCCCTTCGGATTTCTCTTCTCGCCCGGCTTGATAGCATGCGCGCGGAGCGCTGCCTGGCTGCCGGGCGACTTGCCGCGGCCGTCTGGCTTGGGCGCGGGTGGGGCGTCGTCAGACACGCGCGCCCCCTGACTGCGAGACTACTCGTCGAGCGTCCAAAGCCCAAGCGAACCGCGCACGAATCGAGTTATCGGGAGACGCAGTTTCGTTGCCGTCTCGTTTCCAGGTTGCGACACCCGTCAAG